GTCTCATGCAACTAGTCGCCTATGGCGCACAAGATGTTTACCTTACAGGTAACCCACAAATAACATTGTTCAAAGTAGTTTACAGACGTCACACTAACTTTTCAGTAGAATGCATTGAATTGTCATTGGACACAGCCAAACCCGGCGGTCGCCCAACAGTTCAAGTTCTCCGTAACGGCGATCTTGCTACACGTTCATATCTCCGCGTTGTTCTTCCCGACTTGTCATCAACCAATGGTGTCAATGTCGCTTGGATTCGTCGCCTTGGACACGCAATCATTCGTTCAGTGGAAATGCAAATTGGTGGTTCCCCAATTGATAAGCACTACGGAACATGGTTGGATATCTGGTATGAACTTACACACACAGCCACACAAGAACGTGGTTACCGTGCAATGATTGGAGACGTCGAAAAATTGACGACACCGGCTGCAACAATTCCCGGAGGTTCAGTTCTCTTCATTCCACTCCAATTCTGGTTCTGCCGTAACTATGGTTTGGCTCTTCCCCTTATTGCTCTCCAATATCACGATGTTCGTTTCAATTTTGAACTCGAATCCCTTGATAACTTGGTTGTGTCACAAGGAACATCTGCCCCAACATTCAGCTCTGTGCAATACACAAGCGCTGGTGTTTTGATTGATTACGTCTACCTCGATTCTGAAGAACGTCGTCGTTTCGCTCAAGTCGGACATGAATATTTAATTGAACAACTCCAAACACCCGGAGAACAAAATATTGTGTCACAAGCATCAGCCACAAACAACTTGACAACAAATCAATCATTCACTCTTAACTTCAACCACCCCTGCAAAGAATTCGTGTGGGCTCACCAACTTGGTGCCTTCGCTGGACAAAAAATGCTTTGCTACACATCCAATGATGACTGGTCATCTGCTCTTCAACAAGCAGCAGTTAACCTTGCTTCTTCATCAGTTGCTGCTGTTGCAGGACAAAGCGGTTCATGGTCAACTGTCACATTCCCAAATCCTGAAACAGATCCCATTGTCACAGCAACAATTGCAACAAATGTATGGAAGTTTGTCGCAGTTAACGTTAACGGCACAACACCCGTAAGCGTGTACGTTTTATCAAACGCAATTGTACAAGGTGGAGCAAATCTATCTGAATATCTTACTGATGTAACAGTTGAAATAGATTGCTCGGTTGCCTCTGCACCAGTGATCACAAATGTGTATGTTAATGCTCATTCATTGTCACTTGAAGATTTGTCAATCCCACTCACTTCAGGATTTTCATCAAGCTTTGCTGACAATCGTAAACCCGCAACAACAAACAAAGATTTCATTGTTCGCATGCCATTCAACTACGGAACACGTCTTGATGGTGCCGGTAACATTGTCCAATCAGGAAACATCGTTCTTAATGGACATGATCGTTTCAACGTTCGCGAAGGTAACTACTTCAACTACGTTCAACCCTATCAACACCACACACGCACACCCGCTGATGGTGTCAACGTGTACAGCTTTGCACTCCATCCCGAACAACACCAACCCACAGGAACAGCCAACATGTCCCGTATTGATTCCACAAAACTCAACTACAAGACATGGGATCCAATCCGTAACGGAAGCACAACATTCGCTGCACTTAATTATACAGTTGATACAGTCATGAATGTGTTCGCTAGTAACTATAACGTCCTTCGCATAATGTCAGGTAGATCGATGCCTGAAACAGGGAGATGCGGATATGTGAATATCCTATTAATAGTCAGAATGAACTGACTGCATTGGTACTCTCTAAACGGTTTTATATACGTACTGCTAGAAATAGTAAGTGTATATGAAATGGTACGTCGTGGACACACGGCACCAACGAATATTGATATTCGTTCAGTTAAGTGGGAAGAAAACGGTCAAAAATCATTATATTTAGCAAAAGATATAATGGTCAAGACCGTCGGACGATTTGGCAACAATCATAGATTGGGTTCGAAAGGACTGCCGAATAACCGCGACAGACTGGGTCTCCCGCGGTCACCTAAACTTTGTAAAAAGCATGGTGGCTCAATGTACAGTCGGGC